CAATAAAAGTTCATCATCATCTAAATCTGAGTTGATTAAAGAATCAACAACAGGTGGTTTATATGGTATCGTTAAAGAAAAAGACGGTTATTATGTAAAAAGAGGATTAAACGAATCTTCACTTGATTATATCGGTGGAATGTTTATGAAGAATAAAAATAAGTTTTCTTCATATTCAGAAGCCCTTAAAAGAATGGAATTATTGAGAGGACAAGAAGAATTACAGGAAGCTACGAAATACGTTTTAAAACAAAACAAACCTCAACAGGAAGCACCGATGGCAGAACCATCTATGGATATGCCACCAGCACCTGAAGCGGATGCAATGGGTGACCTTCCACCTGCAGAACCAACTGCAGAAGTACCGGCTGAAGAGCCAGGAATGGAAACTCCATCAGTAGATGGTGAACAAGGTAGTAAAAGGTCATCTTATATGGCTGAAGCTCAAAAATTTGCAGGTAAGTTAGGTCAAGAATTAAGAGATTTACAAGACCAAATGGAAAGTGATGATATCAAATACATTTTGAATATGATTATTTCCGCAGTTGATTTAGATAAATTAGATGATGAAGATATTGAAGAGATTGGTAAGAAGTTTGAAAGAGAAGAAGAAGTAGGTGGTGAAGAACCATCTGCGGAAGTCCCATCTGAAGAACCTGCGGTGGAACCTGAACAAGAAGTTGCTGAGTACGACTCTATGGCTGCTTTAGATGAATTCATTAATACACCAGTTGATACTGACGAGATTGATTTATCAAAATATGCAATTAAAGAAGAAGGTGATGAAGATATTCAAGAGTTAGATTTAGACGAAATTAAAAAAGAAATCAACAATAGTATCAACAGCACCTTACACAAATACTTTAAGTAAAATGCATCTAATCTATATCAATGAAATTGGTTCAGATTATAAAGGTCAAAAACAATATGAATTTATTTTTAGTGAGACCTTTGAAATTGATATGGGAGATTGGTTCCAAATACCAGCATCTGCAACACAAAGAAGTAAATCACCTGACGTAGAATATGTAAATTTGGTTGGGTTATTAAAAAATACAGATTTAAAATTAGAATTAGTTCAAGACTCCGATTATTTCGGAGTTATTGATGCAGTAGATGGAGTAGTTTCAATGGCGTGGGAAAAATTTGATTTTGAAAACGAATTTGAAAGATTAACATTTAAATTTGGAGAATCGGTTGAATCTGTAAATAAAAAATTAAAAGGAAGAGGTTACACACTACTAAATGAAGAAATAAAAAAAGAAGAATAATGAAAAGAAATGAAATCGTTGAGAAATTAATGAACGAAGGTTTCTCAGAAAAAACATTGGTTAATTTTACCGATAAACAATTGACTGACTTATCTGAAAGAATATTAAGTGAGCAAGTTAAAAAAGGTAGTGTCGTAATGCCAAAAACGAGTACAAACCCGATGGATGTTAAAAAAATGACGGATCAAGGGTTAAACGTTGAATTAAGAGAAAAGGAATTAAAAGGTGGACAAAAGAAAATTGACGCTAATAAGAACGGTAAAATTGATGCGGAAGACTTTAAATTATTGAAGAAAAAGAAATCTACAGATAAATGTTCTGATTGTGGTGAAGATAAAAAAGATTGTAAATGTGATGATACTCATTTAGAAGAGGAGGTAAGTGATAATAAAGAGAGAATGACAGTTAAAGTTTCCGAATTGAAAAAAGGAGATGTTTTAATTGGTTCTAAATTGGTGGTGGTTAGTGTATCTTCGGGTGCAAAAACACCATCAGGTAAATCTGATGTGACGGTAAAAAATCCAAAAACGGATAAAACTCAAACAAAACTTTGGGGTAAACATACAACAATCGGTATTTTCAGACATTCAGATAAAAAAGAAGAAGTTAGTGAGGTAAAAAATTGGGTAAAAAATTTGGTAGAAACAAAACAATTTCATAGTTTTACTTCAAAGAATGAAATTATGGAACTTATCCAAACTAAATTAAATAATGAGGTTATTTCTGAGAAAATACTCTTACCTGATTTTCTAACATCAAAATCTATTAAGAAATCACAAAATAACGAAAATAGTAGTTCACCTGTAACAAAACCAAAGCCAACTACTAAACCCGATACAAAACCTGGTAAACCTAAACACAATCCATTAAATCCCGGTCCTAAACCAAATCCGGGTCCACAAGCGGAGAGTGCCCCAACAACGAAACCAAAACCAACAACGAAACCCGCTACAAAACCTGGTAAACCTAAACACAATCCATTAAATCCTGGCCCTAAACCAAATCCTGGACCTCAGGCTGACGCAACGAAAAAATAAGTAGAAGTATTTTCAAAATATTATAAGGAAAATGAAAATATCAAAGAAAGATTTATTATATTTGGTAGAACAAAAATTGAATGAGATGCCAATGGAATTTCCAAGGTCACTTAATGTGAGAAGACCAAATCCAAATTACGACCCGGACAGAGAAGAGAACGACGACAATCCAAAAAGTATTGAGGTTGAGGTTCCTTTTAACGAGAGACCTAATGCTGACATTCAAAACAAATTACAAAGACAAGATACTCCAATAAAAAAAGTTCCATTACCTTCGGGTGAGGGAAATCAAAATTTCCAAGAAATGTTGGCTTCTGAAACATACCAAGAAGTTATTCGAAGAGTAAAAGAAGCTACCGGAATTGATGCCAATAATTTATTGACTATCATGATGAATGCGGTTCATGAAGTTGATTCTGCAGAGATGGAACATAAGGAAGAATTAGAAAGATTGGCAGCAGAATCGGTTTTTAATTTATATAAAATACCACAAGATAGTGTAAATATATTTGTTAAATTAATTTCAATAAGTGGTAGAAGAGGAATTGCAACTGATGATTTTTTACATAAACAAGATAATGAAAACCCTGAGGCACCTGAAGTTGGTGATGAAAATCCACAATCAATAAATGTAAATGATATTGATGATATGGAAGTGGAACAGGATTATGTAAGTAAGTTAGAAAATTTTGATTTAGAGAGAGCTAAGAGAAGATTAATAAACGCAATGACCCAAGGAGCCGCACATTCTGCATATAATTTATACAAATATGTTGCGGACAGAATCAGACAAATTGTACCTGAAACTCCAAGTGGTACGGATATTATGGATTTATATGCAACAATGATGTCAATTAATGATACGAATTATTGGCATATGTCAGACCAACAGGTTGTTGCATTACAAAGTTCTATTGCTGGTAAGGCGGATGTTAAATTTCCTAGTGATGGGGATGAAGGTGGGGATGAAGGTGGGGATGATGAAGAAGGTGGAGATGACGATGGAGGACAAGAAAATAATGTTGATACATTAGGAAATGAAATTGATTTATCAAAACCACAGGTTTATGTCTACGGTATAAATTTTCCAGTTCTATTTCATGAAACTATGAAGGGTATTCAGAAAGTTATTGCTGGACACGGTAGTACATTTCCTGGTTACGATTCATCAAATCCGAGACACGTTGATTTTATTGAAAGAGTAAAACAATATGAAGATGTTTTGGAATATGAAATGTGGGATTTAAGATTAGGACCATCAATTTGGCAGAGATATAGACTCGCACATCCAACTGAAGTAATTGACCCTGACCAAAAAATTGAATTACAGCATTGGGTTCAAAGTTACATTTATAAATTACCTGCTCGTAAATTCTTATCTTTAATGAAAGAAATTATGGCCGGTACTCCGAAAGCAAAACAGATTATAGTAACTTTAGTATCATCAATAGAAAAAATGTTGGCGGACGAAGATTATCAAGATGCAATTGCAAAATATGAAGAAGAATTAGATGACATAGATGATGAAACATCAGATGATGATTTATTAAATCTATTAAAAAATATACCTGGAGTTCGTCTATCTGATGAAGATGATGAAAATGAAGAAGATGAGGATGATGAATTACCAAATGGTACAAGATAAATAAGGGGGAGTTTTAACTCCCTTTTTTTATATTTATATATATGAATAGTAGAGCAGAACAATTAATGGAGTATGCTAAAATCATTAAAGATACCCCATACGCCCTTAGAACGTATTTACAAACATTTGATAACACACAGAAGAAGTATGTTCCTATGGATTTGTTTGAGGACCAAATTCAATTAATTAAAGATTACGAAGATTACAACGAAAACATAACGAGAAAGTATAGACAAGCAGGGGTTACAACTGTGACTGCTGCGTGGTTATCTAAAAAATTACAACTTGCAAAACCAGATAATCCTGAGAGAGTTCTACTTATTGCGAACAAACGTGATACTGCGGTGGAGATGGCTAATAAGGTGAGACATTTCTTGGAACAATGGCCAGAATGGTTAAATGTTGGATTCTCACCTGATAAAAACTCAGAAAGTAGATTTAGATTAAATAATGGTTGTGAGGTTAAGGCGGTCGCAACATCTGCGGATGCCCTTCGTGG